GCAGTCGGGGCAGTCACCGGAGTGATTGCATTGGGATACTGGTTCTGCCGATCAAATGCGTTGGCAGGGTCGTAGAGCTCCGGCACGTTGCCGGTCATCTGGTCGACAATGGCACGCTTGTCGGCGTTGTGGGTCGTATACGAGTAGAGCTTGAGCCACTCTCCACGCAGACGCTGGATGACCTGACCGTTCATCACCAGATCAATGTGGTCGATCATGTTATAGCCGATGTTCTTGATCCACTGGAACTCGTAGCCGATGGCGTTGGAACGCGGATCATAGCCCGTTGGCGGCGTGTTTGCCCCGATCGTCTTAAGGGGCGACCAGATGTTCGGGAGGGTCAGGACCAGGTAGCAGTCGTGGAGCAGCTGCGCATACCGATCCACGCGGCAAGAAATCGTCCGCGTCTGCGTCACGTTGAACTCAAGGTTGGAGGCAGTGAACGGCATACGGATCTGCTCGAGAGCAAAGTTCGTATGGCGTCGATAGACGGAGCGGAAGTGGGTCATGGAAGGGGTGCCATTGATAAGCTCGTTCTGAGCCCCCGTCGCAACCAGCTGGAGAAGACCGCCAGGCATTTGTTGTATAGTCCACGGATTGTTTAGCTTTCTTCTTGCATGATATGAAGAAACCGAAGGTAGAGTGCCCCACCGAGAAGAGACAAGCACATCATAAGCAGCAACTCAAGAGTATCATACGGCACCTTAGACCGTCGGGCGAGTCGCCGTTACACTGAGCGGCGGAATTACATTGAACCGGACCACTCCCTTGTCCGTAGTGGTCGTAAAGACACCCGGCGACGCAGAGCTGCCGTTGGAGAGGCAGCACCAGTTTGAGATTGTCTCGCCCCCGCGAACAGAGCGCCAGCCGCTCGGATTCGGAACAACGAGCAGCTGTGTCTGAGTTGCTTCGTTTGCCATCGCGGAGAGGAACACGTCATTGTGCTTCCGCTTCTGGGGAGGCGGGATGGTGTGGTATGTCTTTGCGATGATCTGACGCTTCTTCATCGTCAGCCAGTCCTGAGCCGAGTTGACCTGCATTTGTCATTTACGGAAGAGAATCCTAGGAGTCGTAATGCGTTTCGTTCTCGTGAGCACACATGTGGATCAAACAACCGGCTACTCCAAGGTTTCTTCTGCACTTCTGCGCCAACTCGCAACGCTCTCTCCGAAGGTGAAGACCTTCCACTTTGGATTCCAGCGTCACCCGGCGAAGGCGGGGGTGCGCAAGACTCCCGACGGCGTCGTCTCTTACGATGCGGCGGCGAACGAGGACCCGAGGGAGGAGGGCTTCGGCTTCAACAAGATCCACGAGTACCTTGAGATGGTCAACCCCAATATCGTCATGATCTACAACGACCCCATTACCGTCTGTCGCTTTCTCGAAGCGATGAAGTATGAGCCTGGAAAGAGCCCTTACCGCGTGTGGGTCTACCTGGATCAGGTCTACGAGGGTGCTGCGGCTCCCCTGATTGATATGATCCGTCGGTCGGCAGAGCGCATCTACTGCTTCAGTGACTTCTGGAAGCGCGTGTTCTTGGGCTACGGACCTGCTCCTGATGTGCGTGTCCTGGAGCACGCTGTGGACTCGACCACCTTCTCGTCCCTTCCTTCCGATGCCCGCCTTGCGATCCGCAAGAACGTGAACCTCCCGTCAGATGCGATTGTTCTGCTCAATGCGAACCGCAACTCCCAGCGCAAGCGGCTTGATCTCACCGTCCAGGGCTTCGTCTGCGCACTCTCTCGCAATCCCAAGCTGCATCTCATGATCGCAACAAACCTCAATCCGCAGGCAGGAGCCTTCTACGATGTCCAGCGCATCTACATGGAGGAGCTGAAGCTTCTCGGTCTGGAATCCTTCCAGTATATGCGCAACCTCATTCTCGTCGATACGTCGGCTCCGAACGTGATTGACGATACTGGAGTCAATGATATGTATAACATGGCGGACATTGGAATCAATACATCGGATGGCGAGGGCTTCGGGCTCTGCCAGCTGGAGCACCTCTACACGGGAGCCCCTCAGGTTGTAACGGAGTTGGGTGGATATCAGGCGTTCTTGGATGAGAGTGTGGCAGCCGTTGTCCCCGCAACAGGGAGGTCCTACTTCGCGGGTGGAATGGCGCACGGTCTTTGGTATCCGACCTTTCACCCCGAGGACGTCGCCAAGAAGATCGAGCACGCCGTCTCTCATCTGGACGAGATGAAGGCGGATGCACGCGCCCGCCACTTCAAGACCTGGAGCAGCATCTGCGACGAGTTCCTTGAGGACCTGCTTAGGCTAGCCGAAGGTCGGGAATCCAGCGTATCTGTCCCGGTGATGTCAGTTGTCCCATCCGCATAAGGCGCTGATTGTCCTCGAATGCCGGTCCATCAAAGACCTCCTTGGTGTCAGGGTCAATGAGGAAGACCATCCCCTTGATGGAGACCTTCTGAAGCCGGCGCTTCCTGCGCTGGAGGTTCCGCAGGTAGGTCGAGTCCATGACCTCCTGCTTAATGTTCGGCTTGAATGCCAAGTCCTCTCCCGTGACCGTGCTATCAAACCGCATGCACGTAATCACAGGTGTTTCGCGACTATGAAGTTTCCGATGAACTTCGCAGTCGACGGCAGCCTGTTTCAACAGCAACCCAATCTTCTGGTTGATCTTTTCCTTCTCATACGCCTTCTCGTAGAGATACTCGTCCGTGCTCATGAACACTTCGGTAGGGTCGCCTTCATAGCGCTTCGTCGCCATGTCTGTCCTCCGGACCAGCACCACGTTCACGCCCTCACTCGACTTGGTCTGTGCCTCGCTGAAGACGGAGATGTAGAAGGACACCTTCACTGTGCGCTCCTCGACGGGCAGCCGGGCGTGGGAGCAGATACGAATGGCACGTCCAATGACCTGGTCGTGGCGAGCAGGGTTCCAGTGCGGCTCCATGATGTGGACATGGCGCACATTCGCCAGGGTGATACCCTCCGCACCCGCAGCCGTGATCATGAAGAGGCATAGCTTCTTCTTGGGCTTAGACTCCACGGATGCCTTGAGACTCGGAGGGAAGTTGTCGCTGAACCCGACTCCATTGAAGATCTGGCGCATATACTCGCGTGCATCGGCATCCTCTTTGCCCGTGTAGAAGGCGAAGGCTGGCTTCTCGGGATCCATGGCAGGGTCTTCCACCCACTGGTTCGCCTCCTTGGTGAGCTTGTACTCCTGCCAACCGTTGGCTTCAAGCGCCGCACTGAAGACACCCAGACCCTCGAGGTTGCGGAAATACGAATAGACTAGCTGGTTGCGGAAGGTTTCTCCGCCCAGAGACGCCTTGATATTCGTCATCATCTTGAGCATCTTGGGGCTGAAGTTCTCGAGCGCCTTCTCTGTGAGGTAGCGCGCAGGAGCCGCCTTGAGGGCTGCCAAGATCGCAGACTTATCGGGCGCGTCGTCTTCGTTCTCGGCTTCCACGTCCGCCTTGGACAGGTCAGCTGGCACCGCATAGTCGCATGCCAAACGGGAGTTGACGCGGAACGTCTTCATCTCGTCGTCGGGAGCTCGCATCGGGTTCATCTTCTTGCGGGCATCGCGCTTGATCTCCTCCGCACGGATCGTCAGGTAGTGGTTGAACTGTTCGTCCGACATCAGCACCTTCTCCAGCATCTTGTCGTCCTCCACACGCCGGGGGAGCATGCGCTCGTCGGCACCCTTGAAGTAGGAGACCAATCCCTGAATGCGGCGCTGGAAGAGCAGCGGGTTCTTGATGGTCAGCCCATCCAGGAAGAGGTTCGCGAACTCCTCATAGGACGTGGGGAGACACTCGAACGTCTCCGTCGAGACCCGGTCAATCGCAAGCTCGGCACCGCCGACGTCGGTCTGGAACTTGGGCGCCCAAGACTTGACCCAGTCATTCGCCAGGGGAATGAACGGCATATCCTTGACATACTGCACGGCTGTCCGGTCCCCCTTCTCGGAGTAGATGCTGCGGAAGTGCGGAGGGTTTCGGGTCACCATGATCAGCTTCTTGACGGCGTTATATTCAATCGTGTCCACGTCCGGGATGCCACGCAACGCCGTGGTCATGCGCTCCTCGTCCCATGCCGGGATTGCCTTGACGGGCACCAGGATGCGCTCAATGGGTCCCCGCAGGAGGTTCATCAGGTAGGCGACTTCGTTGGCGCGGTTGATGACGGGCGTGCCGGAGAGGGCGACCACTTTGCAGTCAGTTGCGTTGTAGATGAGGTCGTAGAGTTTGCGCGCGAGGTCCGATTGGTTGGAGGTGCGCGAGATGAAGTTATGGACCTCGTCCAGGATAACAACGCTACCCGAATACGGATTAGAACCGTCTGCAGGGACATATTTGCCTATGTTAGCTGACGACAAACCGTTGTAGCGGATGAAGGTGAATCGCTGGTCAATGATGTCATCGATCTGTTTGGCAATGATCTCCTGCGCGGGCTGAGGCAGTGTCCGGTAATTGGGTTGCTCGCCCTGGACGGTGGTGAAGAAGGTGCGATTGCGGTCCAGGAAGGCATCGGAGATGCTCATGCGCTTTGCCTGCTCGCGGGACTCGGGAGTCAGCTGCTGCTGGCGCCAGTGCTGGTCATACATGTAGAGAGGGTCACCGCACTTGCGCAGCTCACCGCGGTAGTTCTGCTCGAGGGAAGCGGGAAGCATCACGTAGACCTTCTTGTTGCTCAGAAGGGACTCTGCCACAGCGATGGAGGAACAGGTCTTTCCGGAGCCGAGACCGTGGTACAAGAGGAGCCCGCGATAGGGGGTCTCAATCATCAGGTAGTCACGCACCACCTTCTGGTGGGGCAGGAGCTCGCGGATGTTCGTCCCTCCCACCCCTGCACAGAGGTCGACGTCCGCATCCTCTGCGTCGGTGGCAATCTTTCGATACTTCAAAAGGGTTCGAGTCACCGAATCGGCAAATGCCT